ACTTGTTGCTTCTAACGCATTGGTTCGTCCAGGTGCTATGAATACTATTGGCAAGGACTACATTGCTCGTAAGCAAGGTAAGCAGTCCATTGTATATTCTAGTCCAATAATGAAAAACTTTACTGAGGACACATACGGTACAATTTTGTATCAGGAGCAAGTTATGCTTGCCTGCACCGAACTTGGTGGTATGACTATGGGCGAGGCTAACAAGGTCCGTAAGATTATCGGCAAGAAAAAGGATGCGAAAGAGTTTGATCAATTCAAAGAGTTATTTGTTAGGAATGCAACTGGGCCGCTTGGCGGGGCTGCTGCTGAAAAGATGTGGCAAGATTTTGAGGCCCACGCGGGGTACTCCTTTAATAAATCTCATGCTGTCGCTTACTCAACACTCTCATACTGGACGGCATGGCTAAAGTATTACTATCCATTAGAGTTTATGTTTGCCCTTCTTAAGAATGAGAAGGACAAGGATGCTCGTACAGAGTATCTAATTGAAGCAAAGCGAATTGGCATTCCTTTACGCTTGCCACACATTAATGATTCGGGAACTGATTTTAAGATTGAAGGAAAGGGGATACGTTTTGGGTTATCGGCAATTAAGTATATTTCTGATACTATCGCTCAAAGATATATTGCAGCACGGCCCTTCCACTCTTTTGCAGAAGTGCAAGAGTTTACATTTACCAAAGGAAACGGAGTAAATTCAAGGGCTTTAGAGGCACTAAGGTCTGTGGGCGCACTAACGTTTCCAGATAATCTAAGAAATGAAGAAGAGGTTAGATCAAACCTATATCAATACCTAAACCTGCCAGAGTTTAATATTCAGGTTCCACAACACTATCATGCGTATATAAGCAGCGTAGATGACTTTGATGAAAAAGGTGCTTTTATTCTCATGGGTGTTGTCAGAGCAATTAAGCGTGGCAAGGGGTGGTCAAGAGTAGAAATATTAGATAATACAGGATCGGTTGGAATATTTGATGAAGAAGAAACATCCATCGAAGCGGGTCGCACTTATATTATTCTTGCTGGATCTAACAGAATTGTTGAGGCGATTCCTGTTGACGAGATACGACAAAGCAACAGCCCGTTGGTACGGTTCTTAAACTATAAGCAATTGCCATATGGACAAGATGAGTATTATGTGCTATCCTTTAAGCCTCGCGTAACCAAGGCTGGGAAGCGTATGGCAAGCCTTGTAGTTGCTGACAGCGGAAGGGAATTGATGAGCATGGTTGTCTTCCCAAGCACTTTTGCTATGGCGTACACCCGATTAGAAGAGGGTAGCGCATACAAGATTAATTACAGCATGTCTAAAGATGAAGACATGGTATTTCAGGAGGTAGTAGGAGAATGACATATTTAAGAGACATGGATGATTTGGCTCATACACTTCATGCTCACGCACTAAAAAAGGGATTCTATGAGCCTTATTCTCATATAGATGAAGCAGACTATATTGTTTTCTATCTCAAGCAACTTGCGATGATTCATAGCGAGGTGTCTGAGGTTTTAGAGGCAATGCGTAAGGAAAAGGGTGATGATATTGTTGTTGAAGAACTGGCAGATATTATTATTCGTGTCCTAGATTTTTGGGCGTTCCTTTCACAAACACATTACACAAACAAGTCTCTGGCTGATGCAGTTGTAAGAAAGATGCAGAAGAACCTTGATCGTCCACCCATGCACGGGGTTTTGGCATGAGTGTAGAAGAGGTTCTTGCTAATCTCAATCCCAATCTTAGAAAAAAGATTTCATTAGGATCTGAAATAGAGCAAATTCAATTTGCTAGAACGCCAAGTTTTGGTCTTAACCGTGCTCTAAATGGCGGATTTCCATATGGCAGACAGGTCTTAGTTTGGGGTAACAAGTCAAGCGGCAAGTCTTCTTTTTGCTTGCAGGTAATTGCAGAGGCGCAACGTGATGGAAAGGTGTGTGCATGGATAGATGCAGAAATGACATTCGACCAAGATTGGGCACGAATGTTGGGGGTAGACACAGAAAGTCTAATTGTCTCTACCGCTCGTACAGTCAACGATATGGTGGATGTAGGTACGGATCTAATGAAGGCTGGAGTGGACCTTGTTGTTGTAGATAGCATTTCCGCTTTGCTGCCTGCCATATATTTTGAAAAGGATTCCACAGAGTTAAAGCAATTAGAAAATACAAAACAGATTGGTGCAGAGGCAAGAGACATGACCAATGCAGTCAAGATGTTGAACTATGCTAACAATCAAGGCAAGCCTACCTTGCTTATTCTTATTAGTCAATCAAGAAACAATATTGGTCAGATGTATACTCAGCAGCAGCCCACGGGCGGCATGGCAGTAAAATTCTATTCATCTACCATTGTAAAGTTGTTTAGTTCCGAATCAGATAATCAAGCAATCAAGGGTAAGATATATTCTGGAGACAAGATTATTGAAGAAAAAATTGGAAGAAAGGTTAGATGGGATGTTCAATTCAGCAAAACAAGCCCTGCGTTTCAAACTGGCGAATACGATTTCTATTTTAGGGGAGAACACGTTGGGGTTGATGGTGTCGCTGATCTGGTTGATACAGCAGAAATGCTTGGATTTATTGAACGAGCAGGAGCATGGTACACAGTTGATGGAGAAAGATTCCAGGGCAGGGACAAACTAGTTCTTGGTGTCAAGGAGAATCTTGATATACAAGACAAACTTATTAGGCAAATAAATGGCGAATAATTTCTCTGTGTATGAAGGAGTGTTTCTTTGTCATAAGTGCAAAGAAGAAGTCAATAAAGCAAGATTTTGGCTAGACACATATGATTTTACATGGATGTGTTCATGTAAATATGTGTCTAAGGTTAACCTGTACGGAAAGGGCTACTGATGAGTGAGAGAGGCGAAGCAAAGAGGATAGGTGCAAAACTGCACAAAAACTCAGGTCGCAACTACACAAAGGGCGACATGTCTTGGAACAACTATGTAGTTGATTCTAAAGAATACTCTAAGAGTTTTTCAGTTACTCAGGATGTATGGGCTAAAGTAGTAACAGATACCTTAAAGGTAGATAGAAAAAAGTCTCCAGCGATCCTGTTGGTGCTTGATGGCAGAACGAGGCTCGCTATAATTGAGTGGTCAGAGTTTGAAAGGTTGGTAGAAAACGATGAGTCAAACGACTCTTGAGCAGATCAATGGTTTGTATGAAATAGCAGACTATATGCAAGATCCAGAACTAACTCAGGCACTAGAGTTTATTGCAAAGGTAATAATGAAGCCAGACATTCCTCCGAATGTGGCAGCAGTTGAGATAGTTAGATTACAGGCAATTGCAGCAAAGATGGCAATGAGGGCAACCTGGATGACAAATGTTGACAAAAGCGATAGAGCAAAGAAGAACATCTATTACACAGCATCCTCTGAGATAGACAAGACAGTGGCAGCACTCAAGTTCATTCTAAAGTGATACAATTATTCCCTACGAGTAAGGAAAACAATAATGGCAAAGAATTTTTTAAAACAGGTTTTAGACAAGCAACCAGCAGGGCCGATAGACACTAAGGCACTAATCTCTAAGATAGAAGAGGGGTATACGGTAAATAGGACAACCGAGTTTAAGAAAAAGAAGTCCTTTAGTCCCTCTTCCCTGGTGTATGGTAACGGTGCGTGCCCACGGTACTGGTATCTAGCATTTGAGGGTGCAGAGTTTGAGGATGATGCAGATGCATACGCTGCGGCAAATATGCAAAGCGGTATAGATGCCCATGCTCGCATTCAGAAGGCTATCGCAGACGCTGGAATTATGGTTGAGGAAGAGAAGAAGGTAATGATTTCAGACCCTCCCATTTTTGGTTTTGCTGACGGTATTTTGCAATGGGGAGAAACACAGCCCATTCTTGAGATTAAGACAATGAGAGAAGAGTCTTATGCATATCGTAAGCACGCAAAGCCACCAAACTACCACCTGATGCAATTGCTTATTTATATGAAGATACTTGGAAGAAAGTTGGGCGTTCTACTATATGAGAATAAGAACTCACATGAACTGCACGCCATACCAGTTGAGGCAGATGAAGAGAGCATGGCATGGGTAGAATTAGCATTTGATTGGATGAGAAAGGTCAGAGCGCAATGGGAAAATGGAGAGATTCCAAAGAAGCCATATAGGTCTAACTCAAAAATCTGCAAGTCTTGTCCTGTAAAAAATGCGTGTGCCGCTGCTGCCACGGGCAAAGACAAGATAGAGCCACTGGAGTATCTTGCATGAAGATATGTGACTGGTGTTCAGAAGAATTCCAGCCCAATGTAAGTTATCAAATTTATTGCTCGCCAGAATGTAGAGATTCGTCTACAAAAGAGAAGGTGAGTGCTAAATATCGTGCAAAAAAAAGAAAGAAACTTTCTCAAAAAGAAAGAAGATGTTCTAATGGTTGTGGCACAATACTAAGCGTTTACAACGAATCTGGTATTTGTGGTGGATGCCAGGTTGACAATAAGATGGTAAGCAGGACTTTAAAAGAATTAAAGGGATTGATAGAGTATGAAAAATTTGATAAGTAGGCCAAATTCTTTCTGCACCATTGATGCAAGCACAAACAGTTTGGCCTTTGCATATTTTGTTAATGATGAATTAATAAAGCATGGAAAAATAAAATATCAGGGCAATGAAATATATGAAAAAATAGTGGACGCTGCTCACAAAACAAAATCATTTTTTGATCAATTTGATTCATTGAATCACATTGTTATTGAGCAGCCAATCTATCTTAATTCTCCAAAGACCGCTGCTAATCTAGCAATGAGTCATGGAGCAATCGTTGCTGCGGCGGCATTGACAGGAATAGATCATATGGCTAGCGTCGTCCCTATGGTATGGCAAAACTGGTCTGGAAATAAAAGATTAACAAATGAAGAAAAAAAAGAAATAAGACAAAGAACCCTTGGAAAATCAGAGTCTTGGTACAAGTCACAAGAAAGATTGATTAGGAAACAAAGAACAATAAAGTTTGTAAACAATATGTTTGATTTACATGTTGATGACGATGATGTAGCAGATGCTATTGCAATAGGCGCATGGGCTATTGACAATTGGAAGAAGGTGTTCTAAAATATGCCTAGAGGAAGTTCCCTACATCATTCTGAGGCATACCTAAGAAAGCGTCTTCACATTGATAAGAAGACTCCAGAAGAGGTAGCCAAAGAATGTAATGTTAGTTTGCAAATAATTTATCGACAGATGAAAAAGTTTGGAATTAAAAAATGAATGATATGGTTAATCATCCTCAACACTATACAAGCGATCCTAGTGGGGTTGAGTGTATTGACATTGTGCGCCATAGGAACTATAATATAGGTAACGCCATCAAGTATCTCTGGCGTGCAGGGTTGAAGAATGAAGATAAGCATATAGAAGATCTAAAGAAAGCCATCTTCTATATTACTGACGAGATCAAACGGCTGGAGGGCCATTATGGGTCGCAAGAAAAAGGTAATTAGCCCACTTGGGCACTTATATCATCGTGAATCAACATATACCACCTCTGAAGGCAGGGTGATTGAGTCTGGAGAAATTATTAAGATTAAGGGTATATGGGGAACAAAGTTTAAGTTTATAGAATATGTTCAAAGAACAGACGAC